CAAGCGCGAAGTCTTCGACCGGATGAAGGAAGCCTACCCGAACCTGAAGTACAAGCCAGACCATCAAGTCGGTCTGGAAAGTCTCGCCAACAAAATCAATGACCACTACTACAATTTCTTCGACACATTCGTCGATGAAGAAGGTCGCTACCTGTCGGAAGACTACGCTTTCTGCCGCCTGTGGCAACGGATTGGTGGCAAGGTCTACGCCGATGCCAACTCGAAGCTGACCCACACCGGCAGCTATCAGTATCAGGGTGATTTCGCCCGGATGCTGAAGTCTCGGTACACCGAGCAACCGGCCGCCAATGCTCAACCGACAACCGCCCCGGTCTCGTCGCCGGTTCTGCAAATCACCCCCAACGTCGCCAAAGTCGCTGTCCCCAATGCTCCGGCCCTGCTGGACATCACGGCAACGGTCGGCAAAAAAGGAAAGAAGAAATGACCACGAGAGTAACCGTCGAGCCTTCGGGCCACCGCATCGCCATCTCCGTGAACAACTATTCGACGTACAAAACTGACTTCGAAAACGGCACGGTCGAAACCAGTTCCAGTACCCATACGCAGATCGTTCTTGAACCCGGCGCCCCGCCGTGGGTCGGTTATCTCACCGACACCCAGCAGATTTCTCTTCGGGAAATCGCAGCGGGCGTAGACCCTTCGGAACTGGGTGATGACCCGGACGTAGGCTGACTTCTGACCTGTTTAGTATTAGAGAAGGGCGGTCGTAGGGCCGCCCTTTTTCGTTGACGAAAATTAAATTACGCGGTATCGAAGCACTCCGTTTAGATAGAGTGACCCATGTATCGTACCATGACCTGCGCGCAATTGCGCACCGACCATGTCCTGCAAACGCATGAACTGGCTGGCTGGATTCACAATATCCGGGATCACGGCGGGTTGGCCTTCATCGACCTGCGCGACCACTACGGTATCACCCAATTGGTCGTGGACCCGACCGGAATTCTCTCGGCCTTGCCGGACCTGAAGCGCGAGAGCGTCATCAGCGTCACCGGCACGGTTCAGCGCCGCCGCGATGGAACCGTGAACCCGAACCTCTCGACCGGTGAAGTCGAGCTTCATGTCGAGCATTTCACGGTGCTATCGCACGCCATCGACCTGCCGGTCCCGGTGTTCGGCGAACCCGATTACCCCGAAGAACTTCGTCTGAAGTACCGCTACCTCGATCTGCGGCGCGAGACGTTGCACAGCAACATCATGTTGCGGTCGCAGGTCATCTCGCACCTTCGCCGGACGATGGAAGATCGCGGCTTTCCCGAATTCCAGACTCCAATCCTGACCGCCAGTTCTCCGGAAGGCGCGCGCGACTTCCTCGTGCCCTCGCGCCTGCATCCGGGAAAGTTCTACGCTCTGCCGCAAGCCCCACAGCAATTCAAGCAACTGCTGATGGTCAGCGGCTTCGACCGTTACTTCCAGATTTCCCCGTGCTTCCGTGACGAAGCGGGGCGCGCCGACCGCTCGCCGGGCGAGTTCTATCAACTCGATGTGGAGATGGCGTTCGTCGATCAGGACGAAGTTCTCTCGACCATCGAGCCGGTGATCTACGACACGTTCGTGAAGTTCCGCAAACCGTATGACGGCGCGAAGGGCGCCGACTATCCGTACTGGGAGCGCACGACCGGTGTGTCGTCGTGGCCATTCATTCGCATCCCGTACCGCGAGAGCATTCAGAAATACGGCTCCGACAAGCCGGACCTGCGCAACCCGTTGGAAATGCAGGATGTGTCCGACGTGTTCCGCGACGGAGGCTTCGGCATCTTCAAGTCGATCCTCGCGGGCGACCCGAAGAACCGCGTCTGGGCTCTCCCTGCCCCTAAAGGCGGCGCTAACTCGTTCACGCGTGCCCTCGACTCGTGGGGCAAGGATCAAGGCCTCGCCGGGATCGCATACGTCGCTTGGCGCGAACCGACGATCCCGGAACAAACCGATTCCGCCCATGAAGACGATGTTCCGGCTATCGGTGGCCACAAGAAGGCCCCCCTGCGCCCCGAGGCGACTGGGCCGGTCGCCAAGGCTCTCGGAGTTGTTGCCACGGACGAACTGCGAACGCAGTTTGGGCTGAAATCCGGCGACGCGCTGTTCTTCTTCGCCGGTGACCCCGACCAGTTCTACAAGGTCGCGGGCGCGGCGCGCACCAAGCTGGGCCAAGACCTCGATCTGATCGACGAAGGTCGGTTCGAAATGTGCTGGATCGTCGATTTCCCGATGTACGAACTAACCGATGATGGCAAGATCGACTTCAGCCACAACCCCTTCTCGATGCCGCAAGGCGAGATGGAAGCGCTGACGACGAAAGACCCGCTCGACATCCTCGCCTACCAGTACGATCTGGTGGTGAACGGTGTCGAACTATGCTCGGGCGGCATCCGCAACCACAAACCGGAGATCATGCTGAAAGCGTTCGAGATCGCGGGCTACGGTCCCGAAGTCGTCGAAGAGAAATTCGGCGGCATGCTCAACGCTTTCAAGTTCGGCGCGCCGCCACACGGCGGTCTGGCGCCGGGCATCGACCGCATGGTCATGCTGCTGGCCGGAACCGAATCGATCCGTGAAGTCATCGCCTTCCCGCTAAACCAGCAGGGTCAAGACCTGATGATGAATGCGCCCAGCGAGATCAGCGAGAAACAGTGGAAAGAATCGGGCATCCGCCCGGCTCTGAAAGCATGAAGGGTTTCAACCTCTTCATGGTAGGCTTCACCCTGTTCATCACCATCCTCGGATCGGTGGCAACAGGGCTGGTACTGTACCAACACCCGCAACTGTGGTGGGTGACCACGCTGTACATCGTCGGGGCGGGTCTCTGCGTCGCCAGCGGGGCCTTCGGTATTCTCGGGGTGATCCCCAAGGAGACAGACCGGACGTGGCTGAGCGCGCAGGCCATGATCGGGTTCGTCGGCCTGATGTTCCTGTCCGCCTGCATGACCTTCGCCAAAATCTGAGAGTTCGAAATGCCGTCCAACAACACCCTGACCGTCGTAAAGAGCGCTGATGTGGTGTTCGATGATGTCTACGATCTCAACGAGGATTTGGAGATCAACACTCGCGTCGGCGAATTGGTCGAATTCATCCGTGAGCCCGGCCCGGCTTATGTCGGTTTCATCAAATCCAACCCCGAACGCAAGGCCGTCGTGACCAGCAAGGGCGAGAATGATATGTTCTCCGGATACGCTGACCACGCCCTCGTCTGGGGATGCTTCGACATGGAAGTTGCCGGGATCATCAGTAGGCACATGACTTCCGGGTCAATGACGCTTCGTCTCGACCGCGAGGGCAACGGCTCGACCATATACGAAATCGTTCCCAATCAAATTTCGGTTGTCGTCTGATGCCCCGCGTTGCTCCCAAACCCAAGGCGATCAAGTCCAGCTATCGGGGCTATCCGATGAAACTGCGTAAACAGCCGTACACCCGCTCGGAAGTTTTCAGCATGGACATGTACGTCAGCAGTATGACGGGCGAGAACACCAAGAAAAACATGGAATTGCTTCGGTTGATCCATGCCCAATACCTGAACGAGAATCACCCTCGCGACGTGGCGGAAGATGCAGAAGAGGATGAGAAGATCATCGACCAAGATGATCTATCCCTTTCCTACCATATCTGCGACAGCTACGAGAACCGGGGAATCTATTGCGTCTACGACGACGTAGTGGATCACGTGAATGATCACTGCTGCTATTGCGGCGCGCCGGATGAACGCAAATGACCGACGAAAACGATCTGGTCTACCGTCTGCGCAAGCGAGCCGAAATTCGCCGAAACATCCCTTGTCGCAAGGCGGCGATGGAAGGAAAGCCTGATCGGCTGGCTGATCTTCTTGACGAGGCGGCGACCGAGATCGAAACTCTCCGCAAATATCCGGATGAACGCGCATGAGCATGACCTACACACTCGTTAAGCTCCACAAGCCGGAGTTCTTCGAGCTTCACAAAGGCAACTGGTACTTGGGTGAGGAATGGCTGGCGCCGGGCGTGCCGGTCGAGCACGTCGCCGTATCCCTGAAAGAGGACGTGCTGACTTTCTCCACGTTCACGGATGATGACTTCACCCGGATGGCGACCCATCTCGTGAAATGGATCGGTGAGGATGAGGTGATCATCACCGTGGACAACGGAGATTTCTCCCCGCCGTACTATGCCATCACCCCACTCGTGCCACTCGACGAGGTCAAGAAACGGCTGGGCCTGACGGTCGAGGACATCACCACCTATAAATGTACCGGCGACCGATACGACGTGTTCCCCAAGGAATAAATTCATATGTTCGAGCGCTGGCGGGACCACCGGGGCGTGTATTTGAACTAATCGGCGCTGGTCGCTAGATTCGCTCGATGGCCGCTGTCGTCGTAATAGAATACGGTCTGAGGCGGGGGAACTGGGCCGCGACGCACGCGCTGAATTTCCAACAGAGCTTCTTCGGCCTCTTCGATAACCTTGTAGGATGATTCGAATTTTCCGTCGAGGCTGTTAAACTTTTTCTCAAACAGCGTGATGTAGAGCCCGTGTTTCTCCTTGTCGAGAAACCAGAGCGGTGTCGGAACCCATTCCTGAATCACCCACTTGTCGGTCAGTCTCTCGACATCCTGCTCGATGAGCTTGATGCGGAACGGAGGACGGCGAAGAGTCAAGTCAGGCATAGTACACTCTCGTTAACCACGGAAGTGTGCCACTGGCAGGCGTTTCAGTCAACCAAATAAATAAAGCCATACTCATCAGGAGAATGGCTATGAACGTCCTCAATGTACAAACGAAACTGAAGGCGGCCGGATACGATCCCGGTCCCCTCGACGGCGACATCGGTCCCAAGACCTACACCGCCCTGATCAACTACACCGTCAAGAAAGACGTTGGATCACTAGCGGTCCTGCTCGGCCGCGCCATGGCCGCCGACTTCCCGAAGTATGACGTGACCACCGGATCGCGCATCGCGTTCTTCATCGCGCAATCGGCCCACGAAACCGGCAACTTCCGCTACATGCAGGAACTGGGTTCGGGTAAAGACCTGAACCACGACGGCTTCGACGACTATCTGCAACGCTACGACAAGCGCGCTGACCTCGGTAACAAGAACGTCGGGGACGGTCCTCGCTACCGTGGTCGTGGCATCTTCCAACTGACCGGATATTTCAACTATCTGTCCATGGGAAAGCGCATCGGCATCGATCTGATCAAGAACCCCGAGAAAGCGGCCGAACCGGAAACCGCCACGCTGATCGCCTGTCTGTACTGGTCAGACAAGAAACTGAACGGTTTCGCGGATGCGGGCGACATCAAGGGCTGCACCAAGAAGATCAATGGCGGCTACAACGGTCTTGAAGAGCGCACGACGTACACCAACCGTCTTCTGGCCTTGCTGGGATAATTACTGGGCCACGAATCGTCATAAATATCCCAATACTATGGGAGTTTTCCGATGATTCGTGGCCTTGATTATTTCTACGACGCTCAGACCTATCGATTCCTCGAACAGTTCATCCGAGCGTTTTCTGGTTTCAAGTACATGACGGGGTCTCGCGCCGGACAACCGCCGACGTTGAAGGTTGTCCCGTGCCACATGGCACAAACCGACAGCATGGTCGCATCAATCATGCGTAACCAATCAGACAATGCCCTCAACAGCGCCCCCATGATTTGCGTCTACATTAGCAGCATCAACGGCAACTCGCGCGCTCGTCTCAACCCTGCCCACGTCGATACCGTTCAGGTGGTCGAACGCGCCGTCAATCAGAACGGCGAATACACTGGAGAACGTGGAAAGAGCTATACGGTTCGTCGCCTGATGCCTGTTCCGTTCCTGATGACGATCAATGTGGACGTTTGGACGACCAATCTGTCCCAAAAACTGCAACTATTCGAACAAATCGCCATGACGATTGGCTCGTATTTCGACATCCAGAATTCGGAAAATTCCATCGACTGGTCGGCAGGAACGACTGCCACGGTTCGCGACGACATCACATGGTCCACACGCACGATTCCCATCGGGGGAAGCGACGAGATCGACATCATGCAGTTCGTTCTCGAAATGCCGTACTGGCTGGCGCCTCCGGCCGAGGTCAAGCAGCAAATCCTGATCGAACAGATCGTCGCCAACCTGCGTGACCAAGCACCGCTTCTCGACGTGATCACGGATGAAATCGGACCTCTGCTGTCCCAGACCATCACCACGCCGGGAGATTTCCGAGCCCTTGTTCAGGGCGACGAGATCATCCTTGTCGGCGATAACGGTTCGGAGAACGACAACGATGGCAACCCGTGGTCATGGGCTGATCTGCTGAGCCTTTACGGTGCGTTCCGCCCAGCGGCCAGCCAGATCATCCTGAAGGATGATATCGAGCAGGATGGCGGCATCACGGGCACACTGCAAATGGACGACAACCGCCCGAACGTCCTGTACTGGCAAGTCAATCCGATGACGCTTCCGGCCAACACTCTGGATGCTATCGACGGGGTCATCGACCCGATGAAGACCACGCCCAATACCGGTCTGCCGGTGTCGGTCGGCTCCCGCTATCTGATCGTCAGCGACATCGGCCCCAGCCAAACGTGGGGGGCGATTTCTGCACGGGCTGGTGATATCATCGAGTACGATGGCACGGACTGGAGCACCGCGTTCAAAGCGTCCGAGAACGAGGGGCAGGTTTACTACCTGCTCAACACCGCCAAGGCGACCCAGATGAAATGGGACGGTGAGGATTGGGTGATGGCCATCGACAAGCTTTACTATCCCGGATACTGGCGCCTCAAGCTCTAAATTCTGGTTGACTAAACCAGATCAATACCCTATGGTGTGATCGTGAACGCGTGTGGTTGGTTGCCGAGAGGTCATGACTGCATGTATTGGGGTTCAATTCCCCTTCGCACACGGGGCGACGGTCCTAAGCGTTCATGGAGATCGGTCAGTCGGAATCTGAGTTTCGGCCGCCCATGGCTCCCTCTGCGGAATGTAGCAGCCAGTTACGCGAACTGGTGAGGCGCATTAGTGCGGTGGATCAGTATGTGGGTAACAGGTTTCCGGTGTCTGCTCCACACCCCGTAGGTCCCCGATCAGGACGGGCGGTGTGGAGCAGTCGCCAAAATCAGTTCATTTTCGGGAGATGGGTTTTGGACGACAAGTGGTATCAAACCCTCTCCGAAGAGAACCGAGAAAAACTCTTCAAATACATGCGCTTGCTCGGAAGAGATGCCGACACCCTGCGTTTCGAGGGCGCCAGATTGTCGCCGCCGCCCGGAACCATCGCCGTGGGCGGCGCCCACTTCGATCTGATCCTCAAAGCCGAAATCATTGACGCGTACCTGAAGGCGCTTCGGTGGGGCCACAATCCCGGCATGGCCTACATGAGCGCCATCGAAGAGCGGGGTGAGGTCGTCCACGCGTGGAACAAGGCTCGACGTGACTACGTCACCGACCGCTCGATCATGTACGCCGAACAGGCCCTGATTGAGACCATCTACACAAACCTCCAGACCGTCACCGGGTACAATGTCCCAGCCTAACAAAATCGTCGTCGTCACCGGAGGCGCGGGCTACATCGGCTCCCACGTCTGCATGAAACTGGCCGAAGCCGGGTTCGAGCCGTTCGTCATCGACAACGGCGTGAACAGCGAGATAGAAGCCATTCAATGGGGAGATTACGACGAGACGAACGTCCGCAACGAGGACGAAGTCGTCTCCGTTCTCGGGAAGCTTCGGCCGTGCGCGATCATCCATCTGGCGGGCTATATCGAGGTCGGTGAATCGCTTACCGAGACCGCGCGGTTCTACATGAACAACGTCGGTGGCAGCTTGGTCGTGCTGTGCTGGGCACAACAATTCGAAATTCCGGTCGTGTTCTCTTCAACCTGCGCGACGTTCGGAAACCCGAAGGGTGGCGGGATCATCGACGAGTACCACACTCAAATTCCGGTGAATCCTTACGGCCGCACCAAGTTGATGGTCGAGCAGGCAATCCAAGACATCGTTCTGCACTCCACCATGAAGGCAACGGTCCTGCGGTATTTCAACGCCGCTGGCGCAGACCCTGAAGGCCGGATCGGCGAGAGCCACGATCCCGAAACCCACATCATTCCGTTGGTGCTCGAAGCCGCGCACACGGGCAAGCCGTTCAAGGTGTTCGGAACGGACTACGAATCGTTCGACGGAACCTGCATCCGAGACTACGTTCACGTCAACGATCTGGCCGACGCACATGTCTTGGCGATGAAGCGCCTGCTCTCGGTCGAGGGGCCGGTGTACGAGCACTTCAACCTCGGATGCGGATCGGGATTCTCGGTGCGCGAGGTGATCTCGGCGGTCGAGGAAGAGACCGGCAAGAAAGTCTGGATCATGGACTGTCCGCGTCGGCCCGGTGATCCGATGAAACTGGTGGCCGACAACCGCAAGGCCAAGGACGTTCTTGGCTGGGCTCCGAAGTTTGGCCTGACCGACATGATCCGAACCGCCAACAAATGGTATCTGTCGTCAAAATAGGATGACGGGGGCCACGTCGTCGATTTTCAGAGGCCAGACCTTGCTCAGATACTCGTCCGGTGTCATGAGCACCATGCGCCCACCATGCACATATTTATTGACTGGGCATTTTTGGCAAACTAAATATGGTCTATGGTCATCGACAAGAAATGGTTCGTTGAAGAGGCGAAAGTCGCCTTCTACAGCTATTTCATGCCGGTGATATTCCCGTGGATGGTCCTGACGCAAGGTTGGACTAAGGCCAACGGGTACTTCGAAAAGACCCTCTACAGCAAATTCTAAGACAAACAGGAGACTCGGTACATGTTGGACGTAAGCAACTAACGAAGAACTTCGATCATCGCATCGAAGAATCTTCCATCTATCAAGCATGGGAAACCAGCGGTGCATTCGCCCCTCAAGGCAATGGTCCTGCTTATTTCCTTCCCATGCCCCCGCCGAATATCACCGGCATCTTGCATATGGGTCATGCGCTCTTCGCAACCCTGCAAGACATTTCCACCCGCTATCACCGGATGATCGGAGATGCCACCCTGTGGCTCCCCGGAACCGACCACGCGGGTATGGCGACGAACACCAAGATCATCGCGCTGATGCTGGAAGAAGGGCTTAACCCCGATGATCCGGCCGCGTTCGATGCGTTCGCCGAAAACTACAAGAAGAACCTGCGCTCGACGATCAGCGGACAGCTTCGTTCTTGCGGTACCAGTTGCGACTGGAGCCGTGAGACGTTCACGCTGGACGAAGGGTACTCGCGTGCCGTCTTGACGGCCATGGAACGCTGTGAAACCGCTGGGATGCTCTACCAGAAGGATGGCGATTGGTGGCTCGACATGGAGCCGTTGGCCAAACGCCTGATCGCCGAACTGGACGATGGCGCCATCGAGATTATCCCCGCTGGTCAAGAAGGCACGCTCCGCAATTTCATCGAGAAAATCGAGCCGTGGTGCATCAGCCGCCAAATCCGATGGGGACATAAACTCCCGATCTGGAAGTCGTCAGATATGACCAATAGTGGCGCACAACTCGTCATATCTGACAAGTCTCCCGGCGAAGGCTGGGAGCGTGAGAGCGGTTGCCTCGACACGTGGTTCAGTTCGGCTCTGTGGCCTTTCGCCACATTGGGCTGGCCGGACGACACCGAGGACATGCGGCAGTTCTACCCGGCCGCAATGATCGAGACCGCCGACGACATCCTCTTTTTCTGGTGCGCCCGGATGTTGATGATGGGCCTGCTGCTGACCGACCAATTGCCGTTCAAGACCATCTTCCTGCATGGTCTGATTCGCGACAAGTTCGGCAAGAAGATGAGCAAGTCGGACAACAACGGTATCGACCCGCTCGACATCATCGACCGCTACGGCTGCGACTCCATGCGCTTTGCTCTGGCCGAAGCTGCGACACCCGGTCAGGACATGCGGATGTGGGACGACAAGTTCCAAGCCGGTAAAGCCATGCGCACGAAACTGTGGAATGCAGCCAAGTATGCGCTTGGTCACTACGACCGCCTAGGAAGGCCGGAGATGGCTCTTCCCTCTGATCTGCACGCGGACGACGCGGAAATGATTCAGAGGGCTGAGACGGCATCTGGAGCAATCCTTGGGGCATATGGATACCTTCGGTACCACGAAGCCGCCCACGAACTACGCAGGTTCATTTTTGATGACCTTTGCGGGTGGTATATCGAGGCCACGAAGAGCCGTCTCTACGACGAGAATGACTTGGGAGCCTTGCAAACGATGATGTGGGCGCTCGACAAAGCTTGTCGTCTGGCGCATCCGATCATGCCGTTTGTCACTGAACGCATTCGAGGAACATACTCGGATACTCCGCTGATCACGGACACGTTCTGATCATGAAGCCCCGGAGAAATCCGGGGCTTTTTGGTTGACCAGAAATTCATGCTCGCTTAGGTTCGCGGCCATGAAGCTCCTGAGTCGCCATTATTTCGCTCTGCGCGACCCATTCACCGGACTATTCGTGTCCGGCATTCCGACTCAACGCATCACCACGTTCACGAAAACCGGCGCGAGGTGGTCCAGACGCGGAGCGGCTGAGCAACACATAGCGCGTTACTACATGTTCCGCGAGATGTGTGGGGCCACGGGTGAGTACGCGAATTCTCCGTTGATTCTCGAAATCGTCCAGACCGAAGTGACCGAGGCCATCTCCATCCACCAAACCTCCGACTTTGATTTCGGTAAGATATTTGGAAGGATGGTCCATAAACGTGACGCGAAATACAACGCCATAGACGAAGATGTTCTCGCGTACATGTCCAAGTTGGCATCCAAGGGCTACCACCCTCGGTACGTGTTCGCCATCAGCGGTGAGCATGAAATGGTCACCAAAACCCGATGTCGCATTTGGTCGCACGAAGGCATGCAGTACATCGCCACCCATAGCGAGGAAGACATGATCATGCTGACCCTCGAACTGGCCGACTGCACCAAGGCCATTTACAACTTCGTCGATGAGAAAGTACACACCCGCAAATGAGAATGACCGTCTACCGCGTCATCGATCCGATCACCGGCCTGAACTGGACGGGGAACACGGATCAGACCGCGAAGAAATTCTTCGATGCGCAGGGTGCTGAGTACAAATGCTCGCTGGCGACCGCTCAGCGCAAACATCGGTCCTACAAAGCCCTGCGAGAGGTGTTGAAACACCTTCCCGAAACGTTTCTGGTCGAGCAACAGATCACGTTCACCGAAACCGCGCGGTTTGACGAGACCATCTACGATGATGAATCCATGGAGGATTACCGCTACCTCGCGCGCTACAAAACCCGTAAGCCGGAACTGATCACCTTCGCCCGTGCAATTCGGCATCGCGCGGATCACAACGACTATCCGTACATCGTCATCAAGGACTACAAGGAAACTTTCCCGTTCGATAAGATCGGTCGAGTTCTGCATCCGTCCAATCGTCTGGGTGGCGACAAGAGCAATCTTCTGGCACTCACGAGCCTCACGGACCTCATTTTCCTGAGATTGTCGCTCGAAGAACTGTTTGCGGTGGAAAGAATCACGGGAAGACCAGTAATCGGTTGACAATACCTCATTTTGTCTTTATAGATGCCGGTTCAATCGGTGGAGAGGGCACATGGCTTCGGAAAAAGTAAGCGTCGAGTTCTTTGGAGCGCTGACCAACACGGTCGTGGTGTCTCCCGAGTACGCCGCGTTCCTCGCCGCCAGTGATGGCAAGCGGATCACCATCGGTGATAGGACGTACCAAATGGTTTCGGCTCGTACCGAAATTGTTCTCGGCGACGCGACGATTATCGAAACCACGCTGGCCATCCAACTTAGCCGCTAACCCATGCTGACGAAGGAAAAACCGATGCTGAACACCAAGCAAGGCCGTCTCCAAAATTGGCTGGACAGCCTGTCCGACGAACAACTCAAGACCGCGTGTCTGTCGATCACCGGCGACGTGCTGGAAGACGTGCGCGGCGAACTCCGGCGCAGGAAGATGAACAAGGCGTGACCCAGACCGTTATCCGGCTTCCGGCGTGGGCGATCCTCGCCGCGCCGGTCATCGACATCGCTTGTCACTGGCTGAAGAAAGATGTGCGTATCGTCGTCGCTCCCATGGGCGACGAATTGCGTATGTACTGCGTGGTCAACAAAGAAGCCCTCGATCTGATGAAGGGCAACCGTGGAAAGATGGTCGCCCAAGGTGGCCATGCCTTCTTGCATGCGTACTGGAACGCTGAGCGACGCTTCCCGATCACCGCGCTGCGTTACCGATACTCGGGGGCCGCCGCCAAGATCGTGCTGTCGGGCGCCGACGAATCGGAACTGCGCGAGATCGCCGCCTGCATGAAAGACCTCTCAGGGATCGAGGTCGTCACCGACGCTGGCCGCACCGTGTTCAATGGTCCGACCCAAACCACCATGGGCGCTGGGCCGATCACCAAGGCTGACGCTGACCCGGCGCTCGGCAAGAAGAAAATGCTAATCTGATGCCTTTTCCGTGGAAATCCGTCACCAACAACATCATCACGACCGATCTCGACGAGGGGACGTGGCAAGTTGTGGCGCATCCACCGGAAGATTACTCCGAAATCAAGTTCTTCTCGCGGCCATGTCTGACCACCAAGGACTTGGTCGATAACCTGATCATCGAGACCACGTTCGCGATCCTGTTCATCGACTGGTTCTACCGAGGCTACGAAACGTCGGCCTCGGATATCGATATCCTGCTCAATCAGTGCATGAAAGCGACATCCGAGCGACATTACACCAAAAAGGTTGGCGCAGCATGGCTCGAAGTGGAGTACGTGCCGAAATACGGTCAACTCTACATGAAGATAGAGCGGGGCAACCGCCTCACCTACAAAACTCTTCTTAGCGTCCACGACCACGAGAAAGCTCCAACAGGTAATGTCTGCGGACTTGCTGCTCGTTTCCTTGTGGAAGTAATGATTCCCGAGATCGAACGAGTAGAGTTGGAGAAACAACGCTTGCGTAAGGCGAAGAAAGAGGCTATAAGCGCCAAATGACCAAATCTGTCGTAACCCGCTTCGCCCCGTCGCCCACCGGCGAACTCCACATCGGTGGAGCGCGCACCGCGCTGTTCAACTACCTGTATGCCAAGCATACGGGTGGGGTGTTCCGTCTGCGCATCGAAGACACCGACCGTGAGCGTTCCACGCCCGAGTCGGTCTCGGCGATCTTCAAGGGCATGCAATGGCTCGGCATCGATCATGACGGCCCAGTCGTGTTCCAAAGCAAGCGCGACCATGAGCACAAGATGGCCGCCTACGATCTGCTGGCCGCTGGTCACGCCTACAAGTGCTATCTGACCGCCGACGAGACCGTCGCCCAGAAGGTGCGGGGGACGGCGTTCCGTTCGCCGTGGCGTGATCCCGAGTACGCGCCGAAGCCGAACGTGGACACGCCCTTCACCATCCGGTTCAAGGGTCCTCTCGATGGCAAGACCGTCGTGAACGATCTCGTGCGCGGCCGGGTCGAGTTCGACAACTCCGTGTTCGACGACATGATCATCCTGCGCTCGGATAGCACGCCGACCTACAATCTGGCCGTGGTCGTCGATGACAACCACATGAACGTCAACCACGTCATCCGTGGCGACGATCACTTGAACAACGCCGGTCGTCAGACCTTGCTGTACAACGCCTTCGGCTGGGAAGTGCCCGTCTACGCGCATATCCCGCTGATCAATGGGCCGGACGGCAAGCCGTTGTCGAAGCGTCACGGCGCGACCTCGGTGATCGAGTACAAGGCGCTCGGCTATCTGCCGGAAGGCATGCGGAATTACCTGACCCGTCTGGGCTGGGGTCATGGCGACGATGAGATTTTCTCGGATGCTCAAGCCATCGAGTGGTTCGACGTTCGCAATGTGGTGAAGGCTCCGGCACGATTCGACTTCAAGAAATTGGACAGCGTCAACCAGCACTACATCAACGCCAAGGCGACCGACGATCTGATCGAATTGCTCGAAGGTGACGACCCGCACGTCTTCACGCTCAACACGCTTCGCCGGACGATTCCTCTGGTGAAGATGGGCGCTCCGAACATCGTCGCCCTACGCGAGGCCGTTCGGTTCGCGCTCGTCTTCCCGGACGGCCTGAGCGAGAAAACGACGCTGATGCTGTCGGACCCGGAGAATTTCTCCCGGCACGAGCGGCTGTACGATCTGCTGGTCAGCCGCAAGGATGACTGGGAGGTCGATAGCCTCAACCAGCATCTGAGAGACTTCGTCCACGGCGAGACGCGGACGATGGGCGCCATTGGTCCGACGCTGCGCGACATCCTGACCGGGATGAAGTCGGCTCCCGATTTGGGCATCTGCCTCGTTTCCATCGGTTACGGGGATTCGATGCGTCGCCTCGAAAAGGCTCTGGGGAAAGGGTGATTTTCGTCTGAAATCCGTGGACAATACGGAAACTGAGCGCTATCTGTTTCAAGTCGAAAGCCCCGCTGAGCATATCCCCCGACTCGCCGCCGGGCGAATAGACCGAAAGCCCCGCCTTGCCCCCAAGGCGGGGCTTTCTAGTGTCTGCCGATCTGGAAAGCGATCCCGGACGCGGTCACGCCCATATTCGCGCTCGCTCCGGGAGCCACGCCAGAGGGCGCTGAACCCGTCAGATCGATGGTCGGTAGGTTGTGAGCCCGATAGCGATCCTGAAGCATATCTTGGAAATCTCGGCCGTACTCCGACTTCGAACGCTTGCCGATTCGCTGGGCGGTGCGCAAGCGCGGGTCAATGGTCGATGAGTACAAAGTGTTGATCCACATGCCGCCAGTTTCCGGGTAGAAAACCAGATCACCGGAACGCATGAACACGTCGCCACGGTTTCCAGAAATCTTCACCCAGAAATCCGCACCCGTCCACTGATAAACCAGTCCGTTGGTGTCCGGAACCGTGGTCTGAACGATACGGTCGAACACGCCGGAGTCTTCCAACCGGGCGCGGAACGCCGTATCATCCTTCATCCTGAACAGATGCAACCTGATCCACTTCGGAAAGCGTTCCGCTTCGATCTCTTCCTTGGTGTAATCGTCGATATTGTCAAGCATAGAACACAAAACTGGGTTCCGTTTCGCCTGATAATCGATCATGGCCTTGATGTCCCGCATTTAGAAATCGGTCTCCGGCGGCTTCTTGATGGTGACTGTCTTCGACAGGCCTTGGCGTTGAGCCTGAACGTCGCCATCCTTGAACGTGGTGTCTTCGGTGTTGTTGACGAAATCCCACATGAGACGATGAGTAGGAGTCCAATCCTGCTCACGATAGTTGATTTCTTGAATTTGCCACCCGATATTGAGGCGACGGAACAACGTACTCGGACGATAGTCGGTGCGCAAGTAATAGTCACCCACGGCCGCGCCCTCGGGGAAGGTCTTGCCTGATCCAAGGCTCTCGTAACCGTTCGGCGGAATGCCGTCCCCAGCAAACACCCACGGGTATTCTCCAGCCAGTTCCGAGCCGGGCTTGATCCAGAACTGTTGGGTCTCGTAGTTGCGCTTGCGGAAATTGTTGATGGCCAGTTCGAGAACCTGTTCATTGACATCCAGATCGTTCGAACCGGTGTCCATGATGTCGCCGATGGTGTTGCCTGTCGGCAGGCCGAACGGATCGGTGGCTTCCTGACCAAGGATGTCGGCGAACTCTTGCGAGGCCGTCATCGGCTTGCACTTGATAACCCAGATGTGGCCGTACCACGTCGCCGAATAGCCATCCGTGGCCTTATGTGCGTCCGTGATGACGTAGAATTTGTTGATGGCCGGTGGCTCGGTCTCCGGGCTCGCTCCGGGGATGCTGTCGTCGCGAAGGTGAGGAAGTTCGATCACGTCGCCGATAATGAGGCGGCGCCCACAGCGAGCCAGCATATCGTTCAGATGGAACTCGATCTTGATCGTGTCGTCGATGAACATCGAAAACTGGCTCAGATTGGCTTCGAGGTCAGAGACGTTGTACGTGCCGCGCAATTCGTAGACCACGTCGGAGTACTTGCGGTCACGGTTCTCCAGCAAGACCGGGTCTTGGATGCTGGTGATCCCGCCCTCCATCACCGATCCATTGGCCGCGACTTGGTCGTAGATACCCTCATACAAATGGCAATAGATCGCCGTCCCCGAAATCGACATGTATTCCGAAATCGAGCGATCGAAGAACTTGTAGTCTTTGCCTTTAAGGCCACCGTTCCAAAGAGAGATTTTCGCCATAGGTGTATTTATGGCATCTAAGAAAGCACGACTAAATATTGGAAACAACGAGGTTTCCAATGGCTCTCACCGCATACCAACGTCTTGTAAGAGACATCAAGATTGCTCTTGGTGGGTCGATGGTCGATATCGAACTCGATCCCGAGGACTACGATTATTGCATCGAAGTGAGCATCGACCGCTATCGTCAGCGGTCGGACAACTCCATGGAAGAATCGTTCCTGTTCATCGACCTCCAGCCGGACGTGGCGACCTACACGCTCCCGGACGAAGTGCAGGAAGTGCGCGAGTGCTATCGCCGCGTCAACGGCAATTCGGGTGGCTCGACCATCGACCCGTTCTCGCTGGCCATGACTCAGAATATCTACATGATCCAGAACCCCGGTGGTCTGGGCGGCGGCGGGGCCGGACAACTGGCGACCTACGATTTCGCCATGCAGTATCAGGAACTCGTCGGCCGTATGTTCGGCCGCGACGTGACCTTCACATGGAACACCACGACCAAGAAAATTACCTTCCACCGCAAGTTCGGATCGTATGGTGAGCAGGTCGGCCTGCACGTCTACAACCAACGCCCGACCGAAGAGCTTCTGAAGGACACCTATTCCAAGGTCTGGATTCGTAGCGCGGCGATTGCCAACGCCAAAATCGTCATCGGTCAGGGCCGTGGTAAGTATCCTGCCGGTTTCGCTGGCCCTCAGGGCGGTGTCTCGCTCAACGGTGCGGAGATGAAATCCGAAGGTCTGCAAGAACTGAAAGACCTCGATCAGGAGATCAAGGAATACATCGAACAACATGCAGGCTACGGGTTCACCATCGGCTAAATCCTGCTTGAACGAAAAGGCCAAGAATGGAAGGTCATTTCTCGGGTCAAAACTCGCCGAGGTGACTACGACCTGTTCTCCGGGAGATTTTCAGGCCGTAGTCAACTGGGTCATCAAAAACCACGTACAGTATGGGAAATATCTGTACGGACGCTAATCCTTAGCGAGATGGCTTGATAGCCGCGATAGCTTCCGAGATTTTCTCAGCAAGATCGGTTTCGTCCAAATCCTCGTCGTCGCCGTCATCTGAGTCGGTTTCTGTGTCTTCGCTCAGGTCTTCGGCATCTTCAGCACCTTCATCGGCGGTGGCCGTGGTGTCGGCATCCGCGTCATCGGTTTCATCTTCAACGTCTTCGTCTTCCGTGACCTTGCCCCACTGAGCGAACGTTTCGAAGACGTTCAGGGTTTCTTGCTTTTGGGCCTCGACTTCATAAGGCTTCAGCGAATCGAGCAAGCGACGCATGTCTTCGTTGCGGTTAGTCATTTTGTGTCTCCAGATTTGTGCCAGTATTTATCGGTTCCTTTTGAAATGGACAATAAATCCATAGATAAATATACTGAATTCAAAGGTGGTGAATTTTATGAGCGATATTTCTATTGTCACGGCGTTCTTTGATATTGGGCGCGGAAACTGGACGCAAGCGATGGAACAGCGCGGCGGACCACTTCCCCATTATCTGGAACGATCTGCCGATACCTATATCGACCGTTTCTCTCACCTCGCTACACTTGATAATGACCTGACGATCTACACCACGGTCCAGTTCGCTGGCCAAATCCAGCGCATGCGCGACGAACAGGGCTTCGGCGACAAAACCAAGGTCGTGGTGGTCGATTTGGATGATCACGCAGAACGGCGCGCCGAAATCCGTGCGGTCATGGATGATCCTGCGTTCCCGGCCAAGATCAACCCGTCTCAGATCAGGAACCCGGAGTACTGGTCGGAAGACTACGTGCTGGTGATGTCCCTGAAATCGTACTTCGTCGCGGATGCCATTGAAAACGGCTACACCAAGAACGACACGGTCGCGTGGGTTGATTTCGGATACTGTCGCGATTCGCGCGCTCTGAATGGCGCCACGAAATGGTCATTCGATTTCGACCCGACGAAAATCCATCTGTTCAACACCAAGGCATTCCCGACCGACAATCCGAACGCGTTGGTCACACACGCCATCGTCAACAACGATCCAATCATCTTGGGAGCGGCCATTGTCGCCGACAAATTGTTTTGGGGCGATCTGGCCAACGCCATGCAGGACAGCCTGTCGATGTTGATCAATCAAGGCGTGGTCGATGACGACCAGAGCCTGTGGCTGATCTGCTACTTCGGCGCTCCAGACAAATTCGAGCTTCACCCCATCGACTACAACGACGCGTTCATCGTCTTCCGGGACTTCAACGACCAATGAACCTCTCCCTCGACTGTACCTCCAACCTTGGCGATTTTCTGAACGTGATGCCGGTGCTCTCTGGGCTATCCAAAGCCCATGGGCCGATCACGTTTACGATCCGTGATGACATGGCCAAGTTCGCCGGGATCAAGGATTTCCTGATGTTCCAAGGCATCTTCGACGAGGTGCGATTCATCAGCGAGAGCCACGGCAAGGATCGTGGAATCCCCATCTCCAGTTGGACGCGAGAAGACAAGAACAACTTCCTGCGGCCGACCGAGACCTGTCGCTACGAGAACTGGATTCGAGATCATTTTCCGACCATCCAGTTCAAGGTTGACGATGATTTCGAGATCAAGGCGCCGATTTACGTCGATGTGCCGATCAAATCCGGTTTCTACGCTGGCGACCGCTGGCATCACCGCACCGATGCGCGGCGACGTGAGAACATCATCTCTCACCTCGACGGCTGTCACTTCCTTGATTTCAGCCAACCGCTGCTGGTCAACGCCTATATCATTAAAAACAGCACCAAGCCGTTCGTTTCATGCTTCACTGGCGTTGGTATTCTGTCTGACCTGATGAACAAAGAAACCTATATCGTCTGGAAGCCGGAAGACTTCAATGAAGAATTTAGACGAGGTGAGGACGATATCTGGTGGGACAACAAGAACATCAATCAAGTGTTCCAAAAACATTACTACGGAGACCGTAAGTCGAAATTGATTCACGCTCGGGATGCCTCAAAATTTCTCGGAGACAATCAATGACCTATCTACCAAGCCTGATTCATGACAAGCGCGTCCTCACCGAGATGGTGGAAGTTGCTGGAAACACGCCTGATGGCGCCATCGCCGAAGTCGGTGTCTATCAGGGCGGGAGCGCGTCGTACCTGACCGAACTGGCCGAGAAACAGGGTCGTCAAATCTTCCTCTACGACACGTTCGAGGGGATGCCGGTGTCTGGAATTTTCGACAAGCATCCGGTGGGTGATTTCGCCGACACTAGCTACGAGGTGGTACGCGATGCGCTTCCCTATGCGACGGTTGTCAAGGGGTTCTTCCCGGATAGCGTTGTACCAATGCCCGATCTGGCATTCGTTCACATCGATGTGGACCAATACCAATGCTATGTGGACTGCATTAACTATTTCCGGCCGCGTATGGTCAAGGGAGGCATCATGTGGTTCGACGATTACGAACTGAAGGGTGCTCAGATGGCCGTCGATGAACTCATCGGCAAGGAAAACACTATCGCCGCTAAGTGCGGTCATCACAAACGCTACACCATTTTCTAGGAACGATTTTCATGAACACCATCGAATTCAAAGGGACGGCGTATCCTGAGTTTCAGGCTCAGGGGTTTTCGTCGCAATTCGCCTTCCCATTTGCGAAACATTTCTGCAAGGGTGATGGCTTCGATATTGGCTGCAACCGGCTTGAGTGGGCCTTCCCCGGAGCCCAGCCCATCGACCTGAATTTCGATGATGGTTTCGAGGCCTACAACCTTCCCGACCGGAAAGTTGACTACATTTTCTCCAGTCATTGCCTTGAGCATCTTCCAGACTGGACGAAGGCTCTCGACCATTGGCATGACCGTCTGAAATTGGGCGGCACGATGTTCCTGTACCTTCCGCACTATGATCAAGCCTACTGGCGGCCGTGGAACAACCGCAAGCATTTGCACGTGTTCACCGCTGAAATCATCGCCGACTGGCTGCGTGATCATGGCTATTGCAACGTTTTCGCCTCTGGGCGTGATCTGAACCATTCATTCATGGTGGTTGGAGAGAAAGCATAATGGAAGGTCTGTACTACGACAACCCGTATCCCAACCCCATGGACAAGACCTTAGTCAAATCCTTGGAGATCGTCGGCTCAGAATCGGTCTCCGGTGAGAACGAAGACGAAGCTCTTCTCGAACTGGATGTGGTTATTGACGGCCTAAAATACCATGCAACCTGTCCGGCTGATGAAATGGAATGGGAGGATATGGTCCTTCATTCCTACGAGGACATCCAATACGTCCTGAACCGTGTCGGGGATGATTATTTCATCACCGGGTTGGAAGACGAAGATGTGGATTGACGTGAAACCACGGCCCGCACCGCTGACGGTCAAAAACTACGTGGTTCGTTCTCTGACGATCACCGGGAGCTTTCGGCGATGAGAAGCGGTTGCTAATTTTCGTAAACCGTTTTACGAACGACCTGTAACCGGGAACCTCTACCATGTCCGACGAAGCCATCGGCGAAATCCAGTACGCCGATTTTGAGCAGGCGATCAACCGCGCTATCGAGGCGACGACCGCCGAGTTTAAGTTCCTCACCGAAGAGCGCGAGGACAAGATCGCCACGGTCATGAAGACCGTTACGACCGGCTGGCTCTGGTGGAAACGCCTGATGACCAAGAGCGAAGCCACCTACTACCTGTTCCCGTCATATTGCTACACCGAATGGCACAGGGTTCGGAATCGGCTCGAACGGCTCGAAAAACTGCGGGAGACGTTCTCCAAACCGACCATCGGGGTGATCCATTTCCCCGAGCACGACATCCGCCTGTTCAACGAGTATCTGTGATGACCTATTTTGACAGCTATCCCCGTCTCGGAACGGGCTACGGGTGGTCCTCCGAAACCTTCCCGGTTTCTTGTCCTGCTCCCGGCGTGACCGCCGAGATCGACCGTGAAAAATTGCTGTCGATGATCGAAGACGGTATTGAGCACTGGAAGACCCAGTGCGACGAGGCCAACAAGGAAGTTGCCGAGAACAACGAAAAACTCAAGGAAATCGAAGCGGCGCGCACCAAGCAGATCGAGACGCTGGCCGATGAATTGGCCGCGCTGGTTCGCACGCGCAAACACCGGATTTTGTTCTGGACGTGGACCGAGGTTTACACTGTGACGCGTGAGTTCGCACTGAGTGAAGCTCAACGAAAGGTTCCAGCCGGGCCTTACCCGACCTTCAAAACCTATCCCTGCTTCGATAATCACGCTCGGCTGCTCGAAATTCAGAAAGCCGTCGTCAACGAGAGCGTTCAACATATCCGCCTTCCGGAAACGGACCTGCGGCTGCTCAATATTCAGTGAGGCTTCCAATGTCCGAAGAACTCGCCATCCACGACCATCGTCGCATCGGTCGTGAACTCGATCTGTTCCACATGCAGGAAGAAGCCGCTGGCTCGGTGTTCTGGCATGAACGCGGGCATACCCTGTTCCGAACCATCGAGAACTACATCCGGGCCAAGCTGGATAAGGCTGGCTACGGCGAGGTGAAGACTCCGCAACTGTACACCAAGGGCCTGTTCGAGGCTTCTGGCCATTGGGAGCACTATCGCGACAACATGTTCCTGACGGGCGATCTCGACCAACTTCCGGATCGTCGGATCGGTGAGAGCATGATCGTTGAAGGTGATGACATCGTCATCCCGGAGTACGCCTTCAAAGCGATGAACTGTCCCGGACACGTCCAGATTTTTAACGCCGGGACTGTCAGCCACCGCCAACTGCCGTGGCGTATGGCCGAGTTCGGCTGCTGCCACCGCAACGAACCCTCCGGCGCTCTGCACGGCATCATGCGCGTTCGCCAGTTCACGCAGGACGACGCGCACATTTTCTGCACAGAGGATCAGGTGGCGGCCGAAACCAAGGCCTTCTGTGATCTGCTGATGAGCGTCTACGAAGATTTCGGGTTCAAGGACATCGAGATTGGTTTCTCGACGCGCCCGGAAGACCGGGCTGGGGACGACGAGACGTGGGATAAGGCTGAAGCGGCGCTGGCGGAAGCCGTCGCCGCCGCTGGACTGACCTACAAGCTGCAACCCGGTGAAGGCGCCTTCTACGGCCCCAAGCTGGAATTCGCCTTGACCGACAACAAAGGTCGGCGATGGCAGTGCGGAACGATCCAGATGGATTTCGTGCTCCCCAAGAAACTCTGGGCGTTCTACGCGGCCGATGATGGGACCAAGAAGCATCCGGTGATGCTGCACCGGGCAATCCTCGGATCGTTCGAACGTTTCATCGGCATCCTGCTGGAGCACTACGAAGGCAAGCTGCCGATCTGGCTGGCTCCGGTGCAAGTGGTGGTCATGTCGATCAAGCCACAAACCGTCCAGTATGCAACCGATGTCGCCAAGGCGATGCGCAACAGCGGCATCCGTGTGAAGCTCGACATCCGGGACGAGAACGTCTCCCAGAAAGTCAAAGAGCACAGTCTGATGCACACGCCGTTCATCGTGGCGGTCGGTCCTCGCGATCAGGAAGATGAGACGATCACGGTTCGGAAATTCGGTGACAAACCCTATACCCGGATGGTCGAGTTCGAAATCTTGGCTCTCCAAGAAGCCTGCCGCGACCCGATCTACCTCGACTGGTACCACAACGTGTAATTCTGGTTGACGAAATCCATAAAATGGTTGTAGGTTGAGCGGGAGTAGCATGGCGCGCGTGAAATATGCTGATTGGGACGATCCAGTTGGCCGCTATGATTGGGACAGCGAACCGGTCAAGAAACCGCCTTCGACGTTCTGGACTGAAGCTCCGGAGCGCGTGGACATTCTGATTCGGATGTACGCTGACGGCATCAACACTTCGTTGATCGCCAAGCGCCTAGGCTGCACGAAAAATGCCGTAGTCGGCAAAGCAAGCGCGCTGAATTTGCGGCACGCTTCGATGAAAAAGTAGAAAGGTTTCAGGGATGTCCCTGCTCGTCGATATCAAGGCCGCCCAACTCAAAGCTCGCAAGGACCGCAACGCGGTCAAGGCGACGCTTCTGATGACCCTGATCACCGAGGTCACCACCGGCATCGCCTCGACCCTGTACGCCGAAGGTGTGAAGAAGGCCAATCAACTGGCCGCCGCCGAGAAATGGGAACCGGGCAAGCTGGACAAGGCCATCTCCGTCCTGAAGAAAGACGCGAAGGCTGAAGGCTGGGATTCCGAAACCCTCGACGGAAAGATCACCAAGGTGACCGAACTGGCGGGCGCCGAAGGCTGGCCGAAGGGTAAGCTGGAGATCGAGACTGACCGGCTGGCGACGCAGTTCAACAAGGACTGGCTCCCGTCCGAGGAACAGGTTCTCGACATGGTCGGCAAGTTCGTCAAGAACGCTCGCGGCAACCTCACGGTTCACCTTGAGCGTGGCGAAACGGACAAGGCCGAGGTGATCCAGCACGAGATCGAAATCCTCACCGATTTCCTTCCCAAGCAACTGACCGAAGGCGAGTTGACCGAGATCATCAGCAACTTCCGTGCGGCCGAGCCGGGCGCGAACGTCGGCGCCATCATGAAGCATCTCCAGACCGACTACAAAGGTCTGTATGATGCTCGGGCCGCCAGCACGCTCGCCAAGGGCTGATCGCGATGGACACCGAGTTCGTCAACTGGTGTCTGATCATCGGCGCCGCCGTGTTCATGCTCGTATTGTTCTACCTGAACTGGCTTACCGACAAGGCCAAGCGCTCCACGGATCGCCCCAACCTCGTCATCACAATCGGAGGCCACATCCTTACGGGTGAGGTCTCCGAGAATGATCGTCCGGCTGTTCGTTACCTGATGGCCAAGCCTCAGGTTTTCAACTCCAAAGATCAGGCGTGGTACGACCTGACCGTCAGCAAGGAGCACGAGTTCGTGCGCTGGCCAAACGTTCTGGAAAAAGCCGAGCAATTCGCCAAGGAACACGCTGAATCCTACAGCGTGCCGACCCGCGTCATCACTTTCGTCCCCTACGTCACAGCAGAATTCCCATGAGCCTCATCAGCAAAATCTTCGAAGAAAACCCGAACGATGTCTACGCCGTCATCGAAGCCCTGAAAGGCCTTGACGATAGCCCAGTGGCTCGGGCCACGGTCGGCATCTATCGTGATGTGATGGATCGGGGCGGCCTGAGACAGGAATTCGACGGGTTCGACGACGACATCAAGGTCGAGATCGTCCAGCGCTGGGCCGAAATCATCGAGTCGGCTCTGTCCTGATGGCTCTCCATTCGATTTGGTGCGATCCGGACCACCCGTTTGACCCCAAGGGCCTGATGCGGGGCGACATCGTGTACGTGATCCACCGGTCGAGAGCGGACGGCAAATACAGCGAGTTCGACGATCTGAAACTCCTGCCATTGGTGTTCGACCGGTTGACGCAGGAAGACACGGTCTATGCCGACAAGTTCATCCTGCACTTCGAGAACTATCACGAACTAGCGTGGTTCACCAACGCCGCCAAGGGCTCGCACCGCGTGGTTTGGATGACGACGAATCTTACCGAAATGGCGATTTTCGTTAACCAATACCGTCTTGACATGTTCGCCAACGAACGAAAAGAATTTGCAAAATATCTCGAACGGTTTTACTATCTAAGTAAGGTAATGGGTGAACCCATTTTACCAGTCGAGAACTATATTCATCCGCATATGAAATAGACCGGAAAACCGGCGTTTCACAGTAGGGAGTAAACACATGGGATACATCGTTGGTACTGTAATCGTCGTTGCTCTGTTCATCGGAGCAAGCACTATCATTCGCCAGCCGGGAGTCCTACAGGCTCTAGGCCGCGTAATGTTTGGCCGTTGACCCGATCTCGTATCGCCTGCCACAACCCGTAAAACCTTGCCTCAAACCGCCTCTTGTTCAGAGGAAACAGGTATGCGAGGTAGTTCTGCGAGAAACAGCGGCGATATCGTTTGTTGAACGCCTCGTAAGTCTCGACGAAAGTCGGATCGAAGGTCTTGCGCCGCACGTCGGTCAGAATATCCTCGACCACATTGTGAACACCCTGCTGATAGAACGCATTCACCTCTAGCGGGCTGTTGAAATACTTGTATCGATCCTCCGAACTCTCGGGAGGTATCATTGCTTTTTGGCGACGGCGATCCATGTAATGGGTCAGTTCGTGAACCAGTTCTTGCAGAACCTGTGACCATTTCAGTTTGTAGACGATATCGACCTGATCCTTGGGGTCATAGTCCAGAACGACCATGACAAAGTATGCGTTCCGGCCGCCAGCCTCTTCGACGCTGATATAGGCCGACGATCCACCCCCGCCACCGGGGCGGTATGCAAAGCCCATGTTGATCCAACGCGGTGAATTGAACTGCAAGCCGTTGGCGTAATACTGGATGTCGATCCGACCATCTTGTTGCGCGAACTGACGAGATTGCATGAGTTCGCCGATGGTCTGCTCTTCGTTCGCGACAGCCACCCATTTCAGAAAATTCTGAGCGATTTGCTGCGCACGGTCTTCCGCGCCCAGATCGTCATTCGCATCTTCAAAAAGTTGGTCTAGGATCATCCGCGCGCATCGGTCTCGATGCCCTCCACTGGCTCAGGCGCATCGGCGCCCCAGTATTTAATCCCGCCGCGCGCATAGACGCGGGTGTCGAAGATGGTCGCTTCTTCAACGAATCTCACAGCCCGACCGTCATCAACACGGACGAACAGATGCGAAGTCTTCGGATTGAACCGGAGTGGGACACCTTCGAGGCTCGGAGGGCAATGGATAAGATTTCCGACCACCGCCGCCATGGGTTGCTTGTGGGATCGTCCTGAAGCGATCTCAGCCCGCGTAGCCTGATTTACGAAGAACTCGGCATCTCGGACGGTCACGGCGATGCCGTAGCCCAGAGCGCGAGCCGTGGGCTTCCCAGAGGCATGGACGGTCTGGATGTGAATGTCTCCGAGCTTGACGTTCAGATTGAGCCGCACGGCCACTCTGGAGCCCTCAGGAGCGGTTTTATGGGCGAACAGCTTCCGACGCACCCGCGCAGGCAACTTGCCCTCTAGGGTGGCGGATTCGGGCGGCAAATGGGCCATTACAATCGCTCTCCGCTCGCGGCGGCTGAAATAACGTGGGCAATATTTTTCGCATCTAATTTCCAAGACTTAGCATCGTTATCAAGACGATACAAGTTTCGTTTACCATTCTTGGATGCGACCACGAGAAACGCCGTTAGAGCGTTCGGATGCTTCAGGGCGACCTTCATCAACTGCATGACGCGGTCTTCCACCAAGTCTCGGTCGTTGAAACGTTTGTTGAGCTTGGAAACGTCCAGCAACGCTCCAGCGCCGCCCTCCCACGGGAATGCAACCGCATCGATCCCGAACAGGTCGGCGTAAACGCTCATACGCATTTGAGGATGACTGCGGTAAAATTGTTGGCTATTTTCCATGCCTATATTTAGAATATCGCTTGACTACCTGAAAATTTGTGAGAGAATGCCTCATGAATTTCAAGGGACCTGTTTCGCAATGACCACCAAAGTGTTCTACCAGCGCCTGAACCAAACCCGCGTCATCGACGATGCGATGTTCTCGGCCTGCTATCACTACGTGGAAGGCGAACTGCAATCGGTCGCCAACGCCGAGGATGTCATTGCACGGCTGTTCTCGGGCCTCGCGATCCCGGCCAACTACTTGCCGGTCGCCGTCCTCAATACGTCGTGCTTGGACACGACCTATCGGAACACCCAGAACATCGACGAATCGTGGTGCGAAGCCGACATCGTTGATGAATTCCTGTTCGATCCGGCCAAGAGCATCTATCTCGCCGAAGGTCGGCGCTCGTCGATGATCGGCGACATTTTCCTCGTGGATGGTGTGGATGCCTATGTCGTCGCCCGCGTCGGCTTCGTGAAGCTGTACGAGGAAGTGGCCAAACTGCTGGAAGGACAAGCCTGATGTTGATGTACTCCAACGGTACCCGTCCCAAGTGGGACGATGTCGAAGGCAAGTTCGTCTTGCTGATCCGTGGCTACAGCAACGACGGCACGCGGCCTCTGACGAATTGGACCATCGCTCGCGTCGATGACTATTCGGACATGATGGAAAGCATCACGTCCAAGCTCTACTATTCGTTTGGCGACCGCAACGAGACCACCAACTTCGTCAACTCCGACCAAAAAGTCGCTGTCGGCGGCCTGATCCACAAAATCTTCCGTGATTTCGAGCACGCCAAGCAAGCCAAGTTTCGGCTGATCGCGTTCACCAACGATATCATCGCGGAAGAAAACAAACTCATCAGTCAAATGCAGGAAGAACTCGACAAGGTCGCTGCACTATAGACAAATACTGCTTGCATTCTGGTAGTAATGTGATACCGTTCTGGTTCAACAGGAGGCTTTTTCGTGCGGGTTAATTTCGACGAACTGCTGGATGCGATGATCGCGGTGCCGCAAGGCGAGCAGATCAGCATTCGCTATGCTGTCGAAGTCATTCTCGGCATCGAAATCCTGCAAATGTCCATCGGCGCGCGGCGGATGATGATCCGCGTCGCCGCCGAGGACTTGGACCTGTCCGTCCTGTCCAAGCATGTCTTCGTGCTCAACAAACGCGAACTGGAAATCTTCACGATTCAGAACACCGCACCCAGCGGTGAGCGCATCGTCGATGTGGTCTATGCGTCCAAGTCCGAGACCCCGACCGTGGACGAGACGACGCTGCGCAACGCCGCCGACATCGCCTACGCGCTGATCGCGTCGAGCGACCGCTACGACCGTTACGCTCGCAAGGGTGAGCCCGTGATGAGGGTTCCCAATTCGGATGATCCGTTGGTTCGCAAGCTGACCAAGACCTGCTCCGCGACTTCGGTTCTGATCGAGGAAGAGAGCCGGGATCGTCTGGCGTTCCTGAACGAACAACTGCGCGGTCAGTGCAAGGTCGGCCCCAAGCGCTCGGTCAAGATCGAGGGCCGGGACAAGGCCTACACCGACCGCCAATCGGCGAAGGTGTGACCATGGACAAGATTTTCGACCACCGACACCCGTCGCAAGGCTGGATCGCCTTCGACCACGCCCCCAAGGACGTGGCCAAGGAAATCATGGAAATCTGGTCGGGCGAGACCGAGTGCGACCGGGACGGCGGCAACGAATACGTCATCGAGCACTGGGAATCCGCGACCGGCGTGATCACGTTCTTCACGCTCGACGTGTGGTGGGATAGAGCGTTCGGTGGTCCGGCGTGGAGCGCCTACCACACCACCAACCCCGCCGAGGTCGATGCCCATTACTGGAAGCCGACCACGGTGAAACCCGACAAAGACTACGTCTTCGTCAGTAAGTTCCCGACCACCGCGTGGCCTCCCAGTGCCTAAGCGCGCTCGCGATCCGGTGACGGGCCAGTACGCCTTCGATCAGGACTTCGAGCGGCTGTGCAAGTGTGGCCACACGCTCGGCGTTCACATCGCCGGAGGATTCGACTGCATCAACAGCGTCGAAGGCGACGGCGACAAGTGCGATTGCACCAAGTTCAGACCACTCAAGAAAAAAGGATAAATCCATGGACAAGAAGATTTTCGACGAAATCCGCGAAGTCGCGCTCTACATCCGGGGCGACGTTTCGGACGCGATTGCCGTCGCCGTCATCGAAGGCTACGCCCGCATCCGGGCCGCCCAAATCGTGGCCGAAACGAAGACGATCAGCAGGCCGCCTCCACGACGACTTTGATCGACCGTCAACTAAAACGTCGATTCCAGCTTTACCGTTAACGGTGCCATGATATAGACCTCGCCGCCCGCTTTTTGGGCCTGAGGGTAGTATCATGAGCATCATCGAAAAAGGTTCCAAGCACGCCCACGTCGTCAAGGATTCGGTAACGAATCTTGTGGCAGCAATTGCCGCTCTGCCGGATGGGCCGGAGAAAGATGCCGTGGTCGCTGCTGAAGCAGCCATGCACCAACATCTGAGCACGGTCAGCACCATGCTGTCCACGTTCTTCAGCGTTCCCGTCACCACATTCGCGGGTGGCACGGAAAAATAACAGCACAGCGGGGGGCGATGCTTTCGGAGAAATTCAGCTATACCGCCATCTCTTACGGGGTGTTGTGTATCACGGTTTTGGTTCTGACGGGGATTTTTCGTCTCCGGCGTGGGAAAATCGTGGGCGCTCAGTTCTGCATCGCCCTCTTGCTCGTCATCAGTTGGATTTGGTCGAACGCCACTTTCATTATGGTGGATCAACCGACTTCCAATGACCTGTCATATCCCTATCTGGATGCGGTCACGGCCGGAGTCCTGATTCTCGTTCGAACGACCTACAAGGAATCATCCATCTGGATGCGTTCCATTATGACCCTGACGGTCGGGTCACTGTTTTTCCACATTCCGTACCTGATGACGGATGGGAAGATCATCAGCAAGTACGCCTATCACCTTGTTGAGAACATGATTTTCCTCGCCATCAACGTGCTGGTAGTCCTTGGCCTGTTCATCAAGCGCAGCGTGTGGATGAAGTGGGACGCGGCCCTTGGCCGTTGGCTCCGGCGGAAACTATCCGCGAGCCTTCAAGGCCTTGATCACATCATTAATGTCGGAGTGCTCGATACCCATTGACTGGCCCTTGTCGGTTCGGGCAGTCCATAGGTACGAGAATTGCTTGGTGCGAGGATTCTGAATATCTGACGTGCGCGTGATGACGTAGGTTTTTTGGCCAATCCGAACGGTCAACTTGGTCGGTGTCTTTTCCAAGTACTGCACTGGAATATCTTTGGCACGACCCGTCAGCTTACGAACCCAACCAATGTTGTCTTCGTTCACGCGGGTCAGTTCATCAAAAATATTGTCCATGGAATATTTATCCTATATCTTTGAGGCATGATCTACATACTTCAAGAGCGCTATTTAGATGCTGCTTGCGCCGAATGTCACGCCGTCGAAATCATGATCTACCAGCACGAGGACTGGATGGGCAATGAGCCGGACCTTCACGCCAAGCTGACGTGGGAAGGCGATCTGACCATCTGGCAGGCAGAGTACCTTGACGCGCGCCTGTGGCCGGAACTGGCCGAGTGCATGGGTGTCGCGATCCGGGATGCTCGGACGAAGATCACGATGTGGGACGGCGATTGACCGCTGCAACGAGCTAGGCGACGCGTCAACCCAAACAAAACGGTTATCCACAAATCTTTGTCGTTGTGTCACAAACGGGGTCTGGCTATAAAGAGATTGTTCCGGTCACGAGCGGCTTCGGCCAACCAAGACCCCCAAGAAACCTGAAAAGGCCAATTGGGAGAGAGTAATCAAAGGAACTACCTCGTATAAACCATCAAGGTTCGTCCTGTTGGAATGTGAGGTGTCATGAACAGATCACGTCGCAAGACGGCCTCTGAAAAATCATGACAGGTCCGTCTGCTCCGATGTTAAATGAGCTACGGTGAGAGGCATCGTTGGTTGACGGGGTCAAACCCGTGAGACTACTAAAAACCTCCGGCTCCGCTTAGAGCCGAAAACTGGTTCGCCAGAATAGGGTTGGGATACTGACCATATCC